AGTAGTATTAGACGGTTAGAACGGGTACTGAACGAGATGGGGCCTGATAGAAGGAGCAGCAGGAGGATAAGTGGTAAGTCTATATTAGAGGTGAGGTCTGATAAGATTCCAGATAGTTTATTGCAGGCAATTATAGACGGTAGATGGCGGACTGGTATTACTTCTGTTAAAGGTCATTTTATAAGGGTAGACCTTCCAAAGGATGTTGCAGAGGAATATAATTTAGGTTCATATTCGTATGCGTTTTGAAGTATTTATGGGTGTTAGGGATGATGAAACTATTAGCAGGGTAAAAATTGATGTTGGGGAAGCTTATCAAACAAGTTATAATAATCGTCAGTTTAGTCGTAATTCTGTTGTAGGAAGGTTGTTTGGTAAGATTGAAAAAGAGATTTACAGGGTAATTGATACCGGGCGCACTAAGTTTGATGCTTTTACGAATAAATCGCCCAGGGTTGTTCGTCGGGGTCGGTACTGGGGCAGTGAGAGCAGGAGACGGCTGAGAGTCTCCAAAGGCAGGCGGAGTTTAAGGGAAGCCATTGGAGATATACCTGATTATATACTGGACGAACTGGCGGGGGGTCGTAGCTGGTGGGAGATAGTAGATTATGATTCTGACCATTGCATATTTCTTGTAGATTTAGATATAGAAGCTCCTGTTAATCCAGATGACCCCGAAACCCCTGTTAATCCAGATGCACGGTTAGACACGTATGTGGTTGTCGATTTTGATGAGCGAGGTAAGGTTACAGATATTGTGACTGAGATTTATGTAGATGATGATTATATTTACGGGGAAGCTTACTTACAGACTAGGAATAAGGAATTATTACAACGGGCACAGTCAGAGATTGACAAGATGTTACGGGAGAAAGAAGAGTATAAAAGAAGACGCAGGCCAGCAAACTTGGACAGGGCTCCATAAATAAACATAAAGTGTAAAGGAGTAGATAAAATTATGAGTAGTGTTAGACGGTTAAGTAGTATGTTGGAAGCCAGCCGGGTTTATGGAAGCCCCGAAGGTTTCAAGGTTAGAAGGGGCAAGGCCCAGCGGTATCCCGGGATTACGAATATAGATAAACAGGATGATATTGTTTATGATGATATAAATAATAATTACTGGGTTGATACGGAAGCAGGTTCACTTGAGTTTGGGATAAGCCGTAAAGTTTGGTTCGATTATAAAGGTAAAAGCTTAGTTGCAGATGTTTGGGCTATGTTTTTCTTGTATCTGGTAAAGGGTAAGGTAGAAGCATCATGTGTTGTAGACGCATCAAGGCCTTATTATGATTACATTGAGTTTTACGAGGCTGGTTCTTATAAACAACTTGATGAAGATGACTTTGATGATGATGAACTTGAAGCTTTAGCTGCACAGGTTATGAATCGTACAGGTTATATTGAAATGCAAGATTGGATTAACCAACTTGAAAGAGACCCTGAAGTTTTAAGATTTGTGAAAGATGTTTTCGCTGATGAAGGTATTGTATCTGAATCCAGAAGGAGAATCAGCAGAAGACCTGTCAGGAGACGGGTTGGTACGTCTGAGTCGAGGCTCAGGGCTAACAGGAGCCGCAGGCAGGCTGGTACGTCTGAGTCGAGGTTACGGGCCAGTCGATTACGTCGGGGCAGGTTATCCAGACGGGTACGTTAGGAGTAAAGATTTGTGTTGTATCATAGCTACTACCAGTAAATAAACGACACACGGCGGGGAGCTAAGGGATACTCCTGATACCTTTAGCTCCCTTTTATATGATAAACGGTTAAAAAACTGAGTATCGTTTGGAAAAGTTGAGTCTATATTAAATTTTAGGGGGTGGGATAGGCAGAAATAACCTGTAGGAATGATTATATGAGTAGGTTAAAGAGATTAGAACGTCTTTGTAATGAATGGAACCAGAGTCAGCATGATATGTTGAATCCGCAATCATTAAGTACAAAGATATATTCCGAAGAAGACCCGTTAACGTCCACAGGTGTTTTAATGCTGGGTGATTCAGGGCTGGGCAGCGGTAACTTGGTTGTACCGGATGATGTAGTAGATTTATTGAAGGACAAAGAGGAACGTACAGTCGGTGGGGGAGGGTTTGTAACCTTTTTAAAGAATCTGTTAAAGGATGATGATATTGAGGATGTTTATCGGGATACAACTAAACACGGTGGTACTTATTACGAATTAACGTTTCCGGGTAACAAGATTATATCGGTAGCGATAACTGGCGAGGTTGAAGGCGAGTATCAGTTATGTGTAATTTATACGGTAGCTGAGGATGAACGGTTGGTCTCGGTTAAAGATTTACCGGAGGGCGTGTTTGACGGGAACTCGGATGTTGCACCTGATTTATTCCCTGTGGATTGGTTTATTGAAACGGTTCGGGATGCCCTGGGCGAGTTTGATGGTGTAGAAGAAGGAGAAGAAGATAATGACGAAGATATGTTTATGGATAAAGATTCATTGGAAGATGATTTGGAAGATGATTCAGAAGATTTTGGGGTTCCTGAAGGAGGAGAAGAAAGACCTGACCGGGAAAGAATAAGTGCCGGTGGCCGGGGCACGGAAGGCGCCCCCAGAGAAAGTTTAAATCGGGGTAAACGGTTTATCCGGTATGGTGGGATTAGATATTTAACTGATTAACCTGTTATGATAGCAGTACAAGAAAAATTCATTGATGTTTGGGGCGGTAAGGCCGGGTTTAAATGGTCGTTAAACGAAGGCGTATCTACGGATGGTAAGAGCGAGGTAGACGGCAAGGTATTTTTAGGGCGGGTAGTAGGTCAGATGTTTGTCCCGGACGGTGTTAGCGATAACCAGCGGTTTTATCCGAGAAGTTTATGGGAAAAAACATTGAATAGTCCCGAGCTACAAGAACGGTTAAAGAACCGGCTTATCTTTGGCAAGATAGGTCATGAAGATAAGATTGTAACTGAGGAAGACCTTGAGAAAGGTCGGGTTAGTCATGTGTTGACCAGGTTATGGATAGATGAGGATGGCCGTGGGATGGGCGAGGCATTGATTTACAATACGGAGGCTGGTCGGAATTTGTATACATATCTGAAAGGTGGTAGCGCATTAAAACCGTCTACAAGAGCGAATGGTTGTTATGTAGAGGGCAGGGACAGGGACGGTGTACCTATTGTAGATGAGGATAGTTACATATTTGAAACGGTAGACTTTGTGTTATATCCGGGGTTTAGGCAAGCTAGCACGAGGTTAGTAGAAAACAAAAATATAAAAAACATAAAAAATAAAGTTAATATGGAAAAAACTATTGATGGTAACAGGATATTAACTGAGATGATTGAGTCTCGGACAAGGTTACAGAGTGACCTTTCCAAGGCGTTACAAGAATCCAGCATGTCCAAGAAAAGAGTACGCAAGATGAAAGGCAGCCTGTCCAAGATGAAAGATCTGGTAGAGAATAAGAACAAGCTTATTTCCGAGTTGCGTAGTAAAGGTAAAGCGGTTTGTGACAAGGCGATTAGCCTGAACAAACGTCAGAAGATGTTTTCCGAGCGATTAACCGCTTACAGGAAACTGGGTAGCGTTGCACAGATTAAACGCAAGCTGGCCGAGAGCGAGAAAAGCCGCAGGTTTTTCAAGGGGTTAGCTAAACCGAATCAGTTAGCCCGACAATTAAAAGGTATGATTGAAGAGCTTAGACGGTACAGACGGATTGGTAAACCGCACGAGATTGAACGGGCTATCCGACTGGCTGAAAGTACGCTTAGTAAATATGTACGGATAGGCAAACCGCACGAGATTAACCGGGTGATAGCTAAATCGGAAGGTGTTATTCGTGGGTTACAGGCCAAAGAAAAACAACGGAATTTAACCAGTAAGGTTGAGCGGTATAGCCGGAAATACAGGGTTCCGGTCGAAGATATGCGGTCGATGTTACGGTCGATGCCAGAGTCAAAGGCTGTCCGGCTGGCCGAGAGTATCTCCAGAAGACAGGCCCGTCGGGCTAGGCCAGTTACCCGGAAGCCATCCAGAACCGCCAGGTTATCTGAATCGTATTTATGTGAAGGGCAAAGCAGGGCAGCAGTTGTATTTAAAAATCAGTTAGCACCTGCTACTAATAAAAAATAAATAAAAAGTATAAAACATAAAAATAACTGAAAGGTAAAATAAAATGAGTAAAAGAATGGTATTGGATGAGGATAGACTGATGCAACAGTTGGACAAGGATGCGCAGTATTACCTGCGCAAGTACGGTCCGCAGATGGAAGCATTACAGTATTCTCCTTTGGCTAGAACAAGGGATATATCCTCTTTTGACGTATGCGCCCTTGGTCGGCAGCTCCAGCAATGGGACGATTACAAGAATCACATGTTATCGGAATCGGGCGTGTACGGTACGAATGCAGATTTAGGTAAACTGCCTAATGTAGCATTGGATATTGTGACTGCATCGTATGGTAGCAGCATTATTCCTTTGATTTGTAGTACCCAGCCGATTGACGAGCAGCGTGGGATTGTCTACTACAAAGAGACAAAAGCCCAAACGACTCGTGGTAACGTGACTCAGGATAATGTACTGAGTACACCCTGGAGGGCACCTGATGCGTACCCTCGTGGGTTTGCAAACGAAGTGATTGCCGTTAAGCTGGTTGATACCGTTGATGGTACACAGGATTATACGGGTACGATTGCTGGTATTAGTACGACTAATCCTATTCGTCCGAATAGCTTCAAGGTCAAGATTCAGGGCACGTACCTGAACATTGAAGCTCAGGACGATGGTAAGGGTAACTTCTTCGGGGTAGGTGTTCAGGGCACGATTAAGTATAATACGGGTGAATGGGTTCTGCGTCTGTTAGATGATCCTGATGCGACTATTGCAATCAATGCAAACTATGGTCAGGACTTTGAAGCTGGTGCAGCCTATCCTCGGATTATTCCGCAGAATAACAGCACCGATATTGAAGCCCAGATTTTTGTGTTGGGCTCCGAGGTTGGTATGTTCAAGGCGTATGCAATGAAGAAACGGTTCGGTTCCATTGCCGAAGATGAGATGATTACCGATTTAACCAATGCAATGACGGCTGAGATTGGTAACACGCTTATTTATATGCTGGAACAGAACGTGACCGGCCCTACGGTTACATGGAACCGGACGCATTCAGGGTATAGCTGGGCAGAGCATAAGCTCGAGCTGAAAGATAGCATTTTACTGTCTGAGAGTAATATCTTGCAGAATGCTGGCCGTGGCAACGTTAGCGTTATCATTGCCGGTAGTGTCGCCTCGGCAACCTTGGCAATGTTACCGGGTTTTCAGCGAACCGAGGTGAACGCTTCGGGGCCAGCGTTATACGGTACGTTAGATGGTATTAGCGTTATCCGTTCGCCACAATCCGACCCGAATCGTATCCTTACTATCTATAAGGGCACGAGCATGTTTGATGCAGCGGTCGTTTACGCACCGTATATGCCGCTCTTTGTGAGCAATACATTACCGGTACCGAATAACGTGTTACAGCGGCAAGGTATCGCTTGTGTTTGGGCTGGCATGAAAGTTGTCGCTCCTGCATTCATCAATGCGGTAGATATTACTACTTAAGGTATTAACTATTAAGTAATAATTCGTTATACGTATACATGAAAGGGGGTTGATGGGGTGTTATACAGCCTATTATGTCAACCCCTTGTTTTTTAGGGGTAAGTAGAGTTATGTCAAAGTTAATTAAAAATATATCTAAACGGTTTGCTATAGCGATTAACACTAAGCAAGGGGTGGTTACGGTTGTTAAAGGCGGCATGGTACCGGTTGAGGAACTGGCAGAGAATGAGTTCGACCGGTTATTGAATCAGAACCCGTGTTTAATCGAGGTTATAGATATGACAATACCGCCGCCAGTAGTAGAAGTTTTTGAGGATGATTCCGTTAGTTTAGATAAAAGCAGTGATGTAGACAATATACAAGATTTCGGGTTTGTAGAAGTTTTTGAGGATGATTCCGTTAGTTTAGATAAAAGCAGTGATGTAGACAATATACAAGATTTCGGGTTTGAAGCTGGGAAAGAACCGGAGAAAGATTCTAAAAAGGAACCTGTGCCAGAGAAGAAAAAGGAACCTGAGAAAGAAGTTAAACCGAAAGCAAAGAAACAACGGGGCCGAAAACCTAAGAAATAAGGTTATGGTATGTTAACTCAGGAACAAGCAGTAGAAAAGGTTATCTTTGGGGCGGGGCAGCTTTTACTCCGGCCAGAAGATATAGATATTTTACCGCAAGATATATCCAGTCGGTTTTTCATACCTGCGGTTAAAGAATATGAACGGTATCGGCCTGTTATCGTTAAGATACCGTCCGTTATGATTGTAGGCGGTAAATGGCGGGTTCCTGATGATTGTTTAAAGTTAATTAGTTTAAGACCTATTAATGTAATGCGGTCTTGGGGAACACCGTCGCCGTATGTACGGGTATCATCGCATCAATGGTGGGTAGACGAGTTTAACATGTTATGGTGTCCGTCTGGGCAATGGGAGATAGAGTACCAGAAGAAATATACATTATCAAATACGATTGAAGATGAGGTGTTACTGGATGTGGACGGGTTGCAAGGCGACCAGTCATTCTGTTTATCGGCTGAACCGGTTCCGTCAACGGTTAAGTTAGATTACGGTAGCGTAGCAGCCGACCTTGATGGAGTTATAACTGGGGATGGTATAACGAACGGTGTGATTGATTATGGGCATGGTCATGTAACAGTTAAGTTTACTGAACCGACAACTGCACCGGTTAAAGTTAGTTATCGGACTAAATATCCGTTTGTAACGAACATTGATATTGGGGAAGAGATGTTTCTGGATTTGTTTGCTGCTCGGTTTTTGACTGGGTACGCTAATCTAAAGGTACAGATGAATTTGGAAGGTTTACCGGTTAACATTAACCTGGATGATATATTATCGTATGCAAGGGAAAAAGAGTCTAACTATCGGTCAAGGCTGGATTCGGTACAAAAATGGTATTCGTGGTAAGATAACATGGCTAGATGGACAGTAAAAGGTTTGTTACAATCAACCGCTAAACTAACTAAATGGCGGGAACGGGGATATAGCTCCTCTAAATCAAGGCATGTAGTTAAGGTTATACCGTATGCAGGGACAAACCTGTTTGTGATGCAGCAGGAACATTTTGGGTTAACGGTCAATGCGCATCATATAGTTAACCTTTCCTTTTATGATGTGAAGATAACCGATAAAGAGATGCCCTTGGATTTTTTCATGGTTGTACCGTACAAGAACCGGAAATGGTACATAGAAAAACCGGATTTAAGTAAGACGCCATTTAGGTGCAGGTGTACCTGTCCAGATTTTTATTTCAGGTTTGCTTATTGGAACTGGAAAAACGGGGCTATATTCGGGCCTAAACCAAGACAGTATGTCAGGAAGACCCGAACCAGGCCAAGGGTTAACCCGAACGGGTATCCAGGGTTTTGCAAGCATATCCATAACGGGTTATTACTGATGCAATCTAATAACTGGACAAATTTAAAGAAAACACCGTGGTATCTGGCTTATCCAGACTGGGAACGTAAACGAGATGAATTAGTTGGTTATGAATAAAGATAAAAAACCGTATTTTATTTGCGAGGTGTGCGAGTTTGAAGACAGGGGCGATGAGTTTGGGTATTGTCCTTGCTGTTCCCCGGAGCAGTTATCCGAGGATGAGAAAGGTGATGAACCCGATAACGGCAAGGGCGGGCATTGTTATTTTTTAGGGGTGTTACAAGGTATCTGTAGGCTGGATGGTACGGTTTGTGAGTATAAGGCAGACGGCAACTATGAGGATTGTCCAAAGATAGTACCTGACCATGATTAAAAGATATGAATTACTGTAATAAGAGACGGGTTAGTTTAGATATGACCGAGCGGTTACTTAAGGTAGGCGCAAAGATTTCCTCTAAGTTAATCTCTACATTACAGGAACCATTAGGATTTGATGCCGATATATTTTATCCGGTTGGGGAAGGTGTATACGGAGGGTCGGATAACAGTGTTAAATATGACGTGTTACCTACGTTATCCAGACGGGTATTGATAAGTAACCTGATTACCGAACGGTTTTTAGCTGATAAAACGTTAGACGTGTTTAACGAGCTGCAACCGGCAATGTGGATTGAGCCCGAGACAAAGATACCCAGATACTCCAAGGTTATCGTTAAACTGGCTAGCGGTCGGGTTATACAGTTAAAGGTACAGTACGAGTCTGGTATGCTGGGCATAGACCAGGAGATGTTCCATAAATATCCGCTGATACCAATGAGCGCAGTCATTACGGGCACACCGGAGATACTTGAGCATCCACAGGATACGGTTCTGGATTTAGGTGGGACAGGGACGTTATCCGTTTTGGCCAGGGGTGGTGGCACGTTATCATACCAATGGTATAAGGGTGATACTAAGATAACCGGTGCAGATGAAGCTATCTTAACGTTTGATACTGTCTCGGAAGATGATGTCGGGTATTACCGGGTAGTAATAACAAACGAGATTGGTACTGCAACGTCTTATAAAGCATACGTAACGGTTGCATCGTTACCGTTTGTTTTGGTTAATCCGGTTGGCGGTACATTTAACGTTGGGTCAAGATGTACAATGACAGTTTTAGGTGATGGCACCCCGCCTATTAAATATCAATGGTACAAGGATGATGTTATATTGGAGGGCAAGACCGGTAAAACGTTATCTATTAGTAGTGTATCCAGTAGTAATGCAGGGGAGTATAAGGTTAGCATAACCAACCTGAGCGGTAGTATATTTAGCGATTCGGCTATAATTATGGTTAATTGATATGGAAGTTAGACGACATGGTAATATAACAGCTAAGGTGATAAAAGGGTTTCATGAGATGTTGCGTGGTACCGTTAAAGATTTTGTTACTATTACCAAGATTGTTCATGACCCTGATATGGGGTTTAGTCCGATTTTAAAATCCGAGATAGTTACGAATGATTTTATTGCCCAGAACGCAGGCAGACCGGACTGGCTGGCTATTGTATGGAACAGGGATATGCTTCGGCCATGTGCAGAGCAAGGTCGGCAGTTTCAAGGAGTTAAATCAATGGTAAACAAAGCTCCAGAAGCTATATTATATAGGGTTAGATATGTTGACCTGACCATAAATAATATGTTCGTGGCACCTACAATGGATGTGATTGAGTATCTGGAAGAGACCTTTTTATGTTTTTTCCCGAGCGGGCCATTCGATTTTAGTATTGAACGTACACCTAACTTAAACATATTAGCCAGTGTAAAGACTTTTGACACAACTGGGGTATCCAGACTTGGTTATGAAAACTACGGGTCTGTGTCTATATTAAGTACGACGGCTAACATTGTTTACCCGTTAATTTTGGAGCATGACCGGCAGAAACTAATTGCTATAACGGATATGCAGGTTAAAGTTTAACATGAAAGGATTCTAGATGTGAGTAATAGAAAGAAATATAAAGATAGCAAACTAAAAAGTGTTACTTTACGGGATAAAGATAAAGATTTAATGTTTGATGATGTGGATTCTGTTTCTGGGGAGGTAGTTAAAAATGCTGAAACATTCGAGACAGCTAAACCGATTACTCCACCTGAAGAGGTGCAGGTTATATCTACATTATCAAAATCGGTTAGTTTACGTTATAACGGAGAGACAATAATGTTACCACCTTGGGGTAAAATAAAACTATTAAAACATCTGTTAGGCGGTGTACCAGCAGGCGTAACATTATTAAGTATTAAAAAATAGTAAAAAAATAAGGAAAAATAAATGATATGAGTGCACCAGAAGTAAGAGTTCAAGAGATTGACCTCTCGACGAGAGTTCCGGGGTTTCCGGGCGTGTACGGTGGGATAGTGTTACCCACCGTGAAAGGGCCCGTTGATAAGCCGCAGTTAGTTACAAGTGACACTGACTTGTTACGTAAGTTTACACTGAAAGAAGCAGTACCAATTGACGGGAACGATGCTTTCTTTTCTGCGCTGGCATTCCTGCAAAAATCGGATAAGCTTTGGGTTAAACGATGTGCAGGTGCCGGAGCATTAACCGGCGGGGCAAACTTTGTTTCTACCGGTGATGAAGAGACACAGGCTGAGAACAAGGGATTTACCAAGGGTATTATGGATACAAGCTATGTATCGGTAGCAGATAAGAAGTTAGTATTGTTTGCCCAGAACCCCGGTTCATGGAATAATGATATTAAGATTAAACTGTTCCGGCAACGGCCAATTGAATCTGTTGTATCTGAGTATCCAGGAGATACTTCTGCTGGCAGTGATTCGGTTGAAAACCCCATTAACATTGAAGGTTTTAAGATTGCCTGCAAGCAGGACTGGCAGGATGGTGAACCGGTCAGGATTGCCGCCGCCAGTGATGAATTGGAAGGCGGGGTTGCAGTTAAAAGCTATCGAATCCCAGGCGGGTTAAACGCATCTGGCGTATTTTACGTTGTTAAAGAAGACGAAAAATATGCCGGTGGTAAATGGACATCCACAATCAGACTGGCTACTTCGTATTCAAAAGCGAAGGCAGCAGCAGCGGCAAGGGATAAAGGTAACTCAACTGAATATGAAGCTAACGTAGTTAAACTTAGTAGACGTACCGAAGAAAACATTACGTTACCTTCAACTATATCACAGTTTACCGGTGATATAGTAATACCTATTAAAACTGTATCGGCACCGGGCTGGGTAACAGGCGAAGCAGTATTTGTCGAGGCTAAACAAGGTGCTTTCCCTACAGGTACACCGGAGATACTTTACGTTATCCGAACAGGTGTGGACAGCATCCAGTTAGCTGCAAACAAGGATGATGCTTTGGCAGGGATACCGTATACATCTGAACAGACAGGCGGTACAGCAACAAAGATTACGATTACCGAGCTGCAAGGCATCAAAATTCTGCCGGTTAAGAATACCAAGACACCTAATACTTGTCTGTTAGAGGTATTCTCAGGCGAGGATGAAGAGAATCCGGTTGAGACCTACGTGTTTGCAAGGGAAGCAGGCCGTAAGAACGCCGATGGTAAGAATATCTTTTTAGATACAATCTTGAGTTCATCTGCTTATATTCGGGGTAAAGCTAACAGTGCCGATGTTAACCCGGACGATACGTTTGATGCGGAGACCGGTAAATGGATAACCGACTGTTCGGCAACGGTGGTGAAGGTACAAGGCATCGCTTTACCGATTTCGGGCGGCGATGATGGCGGGCTGGTATCGGACGGGGATATGATTCGGGCCAGCGAAGCTTTCCTGAACCAGGAATCGTATCCGTTAACCGTACTTATGGACGGCGGATACACATCGGTTGCGTACCAGCAGCAGTTGTTAGCTATTGCAGAAGCAAGGAAAGATTGTGTAGCCATACTATCCACACCGGAAGATAGCGAGAACGCCAGTGATTATCTGAATTCTATTGTAGATTTTAAGATGTCGCAGTTAAATCCGAACACATCGTACGGTGCGTTATATACACCGCACGTGCAGGTATACGACCGGTATAATAATGTAGAACGTTGGGTAGCCCCAGACGGGTACGCTGCGGCGGCAATCAGTTATACGGCGTATAACTACGAGATGTGGTATCCGGTAGGCGGGTTTAGACGGGGTGTTATTAACGTTAAAGATACCAATAGACGGTTTACCAAGGGTGAGATGGATTACCTGTACGATAACGGTATCAATCCTATCCGGTTTTATCCGAATAAAGGTATTGTTATCTGGGGCCAGAAAACGCTTAGTGCCAGACCAAGTGCATTAGACCGGCTTAACGTCCGGTTAATGCTTATCGTGATTGAACCGGCATGTGCAACTGCCCTTGAAGACTTCTTGTTCGAGCTGAATGATGAAGCTACTCGAGGGATTATCAGGGCTATGCTGGAGTCTTACATGGATAACATTAAAGCCCGTCGAGGCGTGTACGATTATCAGGTTGTCTGCGATGATAGTAATAATTCACAGGATGACATTGATAACTATCGGTTAAACGTTTGGTTATTTGTTAAACCAACTAAAGCTATTGAATATATCCCGTTCAAGGTTGTTATTACCTCTACGGGCATGGACTTTAGTTTGGCTGCACAGAGTGTATAACTAAAAAGATAAGGAGATTATAATTATATGTATCCAGTAATAGATAACATTAGAATGACCGCTGATTTCGCAACGGTATATCAATGGGATGTAAAGTTCCTGACCTGGCCTGCGGCACCTATCGCAGGTGGTATAGGCTGGCCGGACGATGCAGACCTGAATTTCAGATGCGAAAGTACGGATATTCCCGTGTCAACAAATAGTTCTATCACAGTCGCTATTCGGGGACATAAGGTTAAACAACCGGGCATTCAAGAATATGGTATGACGTTTACACTTAATTTTGTGGAAACTGTTGATAATCGCATCTCGCATTTTATTCGTAACTGGCGAGAAGCTTGCAGCAGGTCACAAACAGCGCATCAGTTTACTAAAGCAGAGTTAGATGCAACTATCCTGATTACAAGGTTAAACAGACAGTTGCTCCCTATCTGGGAATATAAACTGATTGGATGCTGGCTAGAGAGCTATACGTTACCTAACCTTGACGGAAGTACCAGTGACGCTCTTAAACCGGGCATGACATTGTCTTACGACTACTTCTTAGACGGCCCAGCAGGCGCCTCGGGGCCCAGCGGAAACATACCATAAAGTAAATTAGGTATATTTGGCTAACATAAAACTCCTTATTGGTCTATATTAAGACTGGGTAGGGAGTTTTTTATTGGGTTAATTTATGTATTTAGATTCGATTGATAAAGTTCGGGCGGTTGAATGGAGCAAGAGTTACCTATGGGACATCTGTTTCTTTGGCGGGAACGGATACGGCCCGCCACCGTATCCGTTTGACTCCTGGTTTCCTGCAACTGAGGTACAAGACCTGGTTTGTAGCGTGAACACGAACGAGTTCTCATCGCCTATGCGCCAGTTCTCTGTTCCGGTGAATAGTAACCTGAGACGGCTAAAAATAGATTTTATTGATGATATATACTGTACATTGGAGAATTATTTCGTTGAATGGATGGATGTACAGATTTTAAATAACGGAAAAGGGGTAACACCTGTTGAGGAATGTTTACGTAGTTTACTTGTTTACAGGCTGGATGCCAGCAGGAAACCGGTAAAAGGGTATCTATACTCGGTATTCCCGGCTGGCGAGCTACCGTTTAATGGCCGGTCCGACTCACAGGCTAACGAGTATGCATTAGACTTTCTGGTTTGGACTTCAAAACGGGTTTTATAAATTATGGTTAGAATTAGCGTTTAATATAGTATGGATATAGTTAGGCACGAAGAATTAAAGAACCAACCGAAGGATGAGAAGCTCCGGTTTTTACCGGAGATAACCGTAACGGAGCTGCCATCGCATTTTAAGGCGTACCCGAAAGGTACGGTTATTAAATATCGCCCGTATTCGTTTGGAGAAGTAAAGAAATTTAACCAAGGCGGTAAAACTATGCAGGATATTTTCCAGATGGCAATGGAAGGCGTTCTGGTGGAAGGCATGGATAAAGATGATTTAACGTACTCAGATGCGTTATATTTATCGTTGCTCCGTAAAATATCATCGTTAGGCGACACGAAGTTTAAGGTTACATATATCTGTTCTAAATGCGGTAAACCGGTTACTGAATCTATCGAGAGCACCAAGATTGAGTTTGATGAGCTGGATATACCTGCTTTACCGGTAGTAGCCGAGTTACAACAGACCACCTTAGAATTTAAACCGTTCACGTACGGTAAGTTTATCCAGCTTGTAACCGAAGGTAAGATTGAAGATGAAGTAGCTACAATGGCAGCTATGTGTTCAAACAAATTGTTTCAGGAAGCTTACGATATTATCTATAATTGTAGTACCAGTGACGGGGTTATACTGGAGCATATTGACCGGATACTATATCACGGAACAAAACGGCTAAAGTTTAAATGCGGTAACTGCGGTAAAGAAGACAGGGTAGCGTTGGACGGGAGGGACGCTCTAATCTCTCCCTTTCGTAAATCTGACGAGCTTATTAAAAGCCGAGTTCGCTTTGGCGTATAAACTGCATCAAAGCGTGCTTGACCTGCAATATATGGATTATGCAGAGGTAAAAAGCATGTGTGACGAGCTAGTTAAAATGTTGACACAACAGGCTAACGCAAGAAAGTAAATGGCAGATAAAATTATAAATGTAAATGATGATAATGTTAAAGGAGAAGGGAGCGGGTTTAAAAAGGGCGGGGAAGATACGGTAACAGGTAACATTACAGGGTCGATTGAGCTGCGGCCTTTAAAACTGGTTGCGCCGGGCACGGCAAGCAAAGATGAATCAGAAGATTTATCGGATGTTTTAAAGGACAAGTATAACAATATATCTGAGCTGGTAGATACCGTTTTAGAGCTGGTTAAAAATAACGGGGCACTCATTAAACGGTTAACGCTTGAGTTTGGTAATCAGGAAGCAGCCAAGAAAAAGGTAACATCGACCAGGAAAAAACCAACATCTAAAAAGGCAAGCACAGCCCCGCCTAAGAAACGGGGTCGGCCTAAGAAAGCTGCGCCTGCACCGGTTTATGATATTGGTCGGGGCGAGATACAAGGCACAGAGGATAAGGTTGAAGCAATAGGCACGGTAAGTAGTCCTGAACAAGGGGTAAGTAGTTTTATTGAATCACCTTTGTTTTTTACGGATATTGACCGGGGTAGTTTAGCCAAGGATAAAGAAGAATCAGATAAAAGTAACTGGGCACTGGTTAATCGAGACCCAACAGCGTTCTTTGAGGATTTAGATGTTAATTGGTTTGAAATCCTTTTAAAGACTATCAATAATATATCGGACAGGCTGGATGAACAAACTAGTTTATTAAACGATAAGTTATTTACGCTGGGTGATATTCGGGAGCTTGTAAAAGGTATTTTAACCGATAGCGACCGGCTTAGAGACCTTGACAGAGAGGCCACAGAACCGCCTGAAATGCCGTCTGAGGCATCAGACCGGGATGAGAAGGACAAGGATAGGGAACGAGGTTTAAGAAGCGGCAGGGGCGGCCGTAGCGGTGGATGGCTTGACCAGCGGTTATATGAGATGACCGGTATGCTGGTTAACTTTGCTGGGCTGGGCGAGCTGGATGATTTACTGGGTATAACCGATTTGGTCTGGGATAATGCTGGTAAGGTATGGGGTAAGATAAAGGATAAGTTTAAGAAGAAAGATAAAAAAGGCCCGGAAACGTTAGACGTAGATATTCTTGACTCTGAGTTTAAAGCTGAGGATGTATCTCCGAGACCGGCAATTGAAGATAGAGTTATAGATGTTGAATCGGTTACGGATGATGTTAAGGACAGGATTACCCGAGACCAGTTACTGTTACCGCCGGTTACATGGGAGTTTCCTGAACAACGGGCAGGGTCACAACCTGTATCGCCTTTAGGCGGTGGCTCAGGAGATATAATTGATGTTGAACCGTTATCAGACGAAGATTTAACGTTGTTACCGCCACCGCCGGAAAGTTTAGAGCTGGTTTTATCGGATGAAGCTAAGGAATACTTAGATACGATTAAAGATGCCAAAGGTATCGAAGGTGGTGAACCGGTCTCGGAAGGGTTAACCAAGGATGACCTGCTAGAAGCGTTAAACAGCCAAAAAACGACCAGTAGCGTTGCATCTTTATCGGAATATACACATGGGAAGCTTGTTACCAGTAAAGATGAGACAGGCGGGCTGGGCAAAGATGGTATAAACGACCTTAAGAAACTGTTAAAACAGATGGCCGGTGAAGGTAGCATGATGTCAATGGCATCCATGCTAATGCTGGCTAAGATAGCTGCGGTAGGCGCAACGGCAGTAGGCGGGTTCATGCTGGGTAAAGAAGCTTTTTCCCGTATGGCCGGGGATAAATATGAGGCTGGGTTAATGGAACAGGTTGAAGGCAACCTGACCGAGAAAGCCAAGACCGATAAAGGCAGGGATATAGCGCATACCAAGGGCGGGTATGAAGAGTCAATCCGAAACCTGAAACTACAGAATGAAGAATTAAAACAGAAAGGCGACCCGTTATCGCTCCGGTTAATCGAAAAAAATAACCGGTTAATGGAATCGTATCGGGAACGGGCAGATGAATTGTACAGTGAAGGCGCAACGTTAAAAGCTTTAGAGAGCGGTCGGGATATAGAAGATGTCAAGGCTGAGAATATTTCTACAATTGAACGGCTGGAAAAGGAGCTGGAAGATAAAAATGTTGAGGATAGGGCTGCTAAAGAAGAACAACTTAAGTATGAAAAGCTGTTACAGAAAGGACTGGAGAAAGAAGAAGTCAACAGGGCAGCAGCGGAAGCAGCCCGACAGGAAGCTGAGGATAAATTAAAGGAAGAGTCAGGAGAGCTCGAAGATGTAGCTGAGGATGTTAAAGAAGGTATAACCGAAGGGATAGAACAAAGTTTACCGACCATGTCAGAGGCAGTCGCCGTTACAGCGACCCAGGCTACCACACAACCGTCTTTAGAGGATGAGACAGGTACAAGTACCCCGCAATCAATTGAACGGCTTACAACCGATTCTGGAGCGATTTTAGGTACGTCTGTCACGGCTATTGCACCGGTTATAGGTGATACAATACCGGAAGAAAGCACGGCAGGATTAGATGATGTATCGGATGAATTGCCGGACACGGTATCGGGTAACATTAGGTTTT